ACTTTTCTAGGGTTGCTGGTTTTGGGGAACTAAAGTAATCAGCGATTAGTGCGCGAGCTTCTGTCTCATCTCCAGATTTTTTAAGCTCTGCTTCGGCTTTTAGAATATCTGTAGATTCAACAAATCGTTTTTTGATTGCTGTGCGGATAGCTGACTTTTGTTCCTCTGTGAAAGACATAACATCCCTGGTGTATTTGCCATAATCCCCAGCGGCCATCTTTGCGTTAAGGATTGTCATGTTGCCCTGGGATAGCTCATCTTTTAAGTATTTAGAAATAACATTAATTTTTGCTGCTTCTACAGATTTTAAAAACTGCGTCATTTTTTCATCAGATGAACCTGGATTCATTCTTGCAACATTAAACATCTTTGAAAAAATAGATTGCTCTTCTACGTTTCTAGTTGTTCTTGCTTGCTCTCCCATTGCGGGATCTTCATATGATGCTGTTGTTTCCCATAGCCGTTCAATTAGTTTTGTGTTTTGCCTGATTGCATCGTCTGTTATTACGTTTCTGGCGGCACTATAATTCTTGAGCATCATGTCTGTGCTCTTGGCCATTAATGCTTTTCCAGAAGATGTAATCGATTGAATTAAACCAGCAGCCTGGGTAACGTCTCTATCAAACAATGGCCGGGCAAATGATTCTAGAGATCGAATTTCACTTTGTAGCTCACGGGCATCTGTAAGTTGGCCGGTAGAAACTAAGGTGTCTAAATCATTAACTTTCTTTGCGACTTCAAGCTCTAGCTCTGATCGCATTTGGGCAGCAATGATTTTGTCTTCTTTGTCTTTGCGTTCCTTAACTTCGCCAAACGCAAACTGCATAAGCTGGTCTAGTGACTTCCCAACAGCCTGTGACGTACTGGCCATCGGAAAGCTCATGCTAGGAACATCCGCTGAGATGACCCCTGATTCTTGGTATCTAGGTATGCGTGCCATTATGTTGGTACAACCATTCTGGTTTCAACTGGTGCTGGAACAAGCCAGTTATAACTTGTTCGATCAAATCCACCGCCCTTGCCTGCGGTTGCACCGGCCATCAAAAGCTTGGTAGCTGCATCTAACTTGCCAGACGTTTTTGCTTGTTGGGCCGCAGCTAGATTAGATGCCAAGGCAATGTCTCCAGCTCGGATTGCTGCATCTGCGTCATCTAGATAAATCTTGAACTCTCGCCCGGCAGATGTTTCATTAGATGCCCGAACAATATCTGTTGACCCGCTAAACGAATCAACACCACCAGCAAATCCTTTTGCCGTTAGGTTGGCGTTAGTCTTCTTAAGCCGCTCTAAAACCTGGTTGGCTTTCTGCTGATACTGAATCGCCCGGCGGTCATACTGGGTTTGCTCTAGCCTTCCCTTGAGCTCTAGCTGCTTGCCCTGGATCTGGCCCTGCTGGTATGAGCTGTAAGCAGACATAACAGATGCGGCCACAGCTGCGGCAGTAAATGGATCGTTCTGAACCCTGCTTGATCCAGGTGGGTTGTGTGGGTCACCAAGCGGTAGCCCGTGGACGTTGATATTAAATCTGCTCATGTCATGCCCCAGGGTATGTAGATATTTTGTACTCTAAACCTAGCAAAGTCATCTTTAGCGGAATAGTTTGCCTAATAGTGATTTTGCCTTCTGTCGTATATCCGAGAATGCTGTCGATAGTTTTTGTGCCAGTAAAGAGAGGTACGGGATCATCGAGTGTGTCTCCTGTGTCAAAACTTCTAAAGGGTAATTCGTTGTCATTGACGATTAAATGCTGGGTGTCTTTGACAATAGCGTTTACTTCAATAATTCGTTTCTGATAGGCGAGCCTGGTGCCAGCTGCAATCTTGATATCTGCTGGCATGGTGACCGCCTGGGTAGTAAAGTTAAGACCTACCTGGTATGAGCTAGCAGCTGACCGAGGGAATGTCACCGTGCCGCCACCAGGTACTGTCTGAGCTGCCTGCACCGCGCCATCTAAAACAACCTGCACGGACTTGGCCACAAGGTGGGACATCGACACAGACGCAGCTGCGCCGCCAGACTTGGCGCAATCGAGCTGGAGGCTGTCATCGAACACCTCAATGTAATACTGAATCGTACTATTTATCGTACGTTTTACCACCGTATAAATAGTGGTGAGATCTACGCCAACATCGATGTATTCGCCATCGGTTGTAAACTCAGACGGCGCAATTATGTTTTGTACCCGCAGCATAGAAAAGGCAGCGATTGTCCCGCCTGTGCTATTGACTATCAGTAGCAGGTCATTTTCATCGGTAGCTACTGACCGGCGCAGAGCCATCCTTGTGGGAGACTTTAGTAAATGGCCAGCCAGTAGCGATATCTTGCTTGTAACGTAGGTTAATTGCGTGTCTGTAAACGCAAACTCATTAAGTGATTTTCCCTGCCGCTGCAAAAATAGGGTGCCTGATTCCAGCTGCTGGACACGGACACCCTCTTTGGCACCATTGCGGGTGACCGCCTTCATAAAAAAGTTGGTTGGCGTGATTGGCTCTAAACCCTCTTGTGGACAATAGAACTCTCCACCAGTTGTAAAGATTTGCAGGTCTCGACCAGAGGCTACATCGACAATTGCGTTAAAGGTGTTGGTGTCTAGCGTAGCCTCCACCGCATCATCGTCTAGCCCCTCGGTTGGCTCAAAGTCAAAAAACAATCCAACCTTGGAACCCCATACGGTTGATGGCCGCGACTTAGATCCAGCAAAAAAAAGCCTTCCCTCATGGAACGTAACCGAGCGTGGCCAACCTTTTCCAGATGACCACACAGCCTCGTAACCAGATTCGTATTCCCATGAACCGTTTGCAATGGCAGAGGTATTAAAGAACGGGAACTCAACTATTGCGTCAACTACTGTGGCACTTGTGTACTTGACTATCTTGGCCCTGCCCTGTGGGCTAGCGTTGACATATTGGCCAACAGAGCCTGCGCTAAATGGCGTACCCGTGGATGCCGTAAGTGTAACCTTGCCGCTTACAGCAGACGGTGTCAATGTTCCAGATGGATTAGATACCGATAACGTAAAAGCATATTTAGGAATACTGTCAAATGATAGCGTGCTGGCCGTCCAAGATGTATCAGAAGCCCCGCGCACAATCTTTACTGGGTTAATGTCCTGGTGGCAGACAATCAGGGTATCAGCTGATTGTGTCCAGGTTAGGTTGGCGAGCCTGGCGGCGGTTAGGCCATATGAGCTGGTGTCCAGGTAATCGTTTGCCCCGCCATTGATTGCCAGCTGCTGCACGGAGTTTTTAAAAACATACATCCGATTATGGGTAAAGCAAAGCATATAGCTATCGGATGTTGAGAACTCAAACGGAACCAGGCGCACGCCATTGGCTACAGAATCCGACCCTGCGTTTGGCAGGGCCATAATGTACTTAGAACCCGGTCTGCGCCTAATCCCACCCTGCGGCTGCACCACAACATTGGTGGCCTCCTCTAGGGCGTTAGCATAAGCCTGTAGGTCAACCCTAGCCCTCAGTAGGGGATCGAGCTCCCCGGTTGTGAAGTTGGTTTGGATTGACGTAAAACGTGCCATCAGTTCCTCACATCGATCAAGCTGTAATCTTCAATGACAGAGATTGGCTGGCCCTGGCCATCGATGGTGGTGGCGGTACGCATATAACCACCCCGGCCATTTTCTGACGCAGCTCCAATAGCAATCTGCTGCCAGTATTGGGTCTTGTCGATTTGGTCGGTAATTGGCAGAGATAGATGCCAGGCCATCATGTACTTGAGCAGCTGCACAAAGTAAACCGGCATCTCGTACTCTTGGACGGCATATGGATAGTCAGCGTAGATGGTGGTCTCGTTGGTGAGCAGCTTGTCTTGGAATATCCGGTAGGCTTTAATCGGTCTGGCACCAATAGCGTTGGTAACGAATATCTGCCTGGGAGGCCCAATCCGATCACCTGGCAGTTGATATTCGTACCTGTATTCTGTGGTTGGCGTAGTGATTAGTTGAGATAGCTGGATCTTTTTATAAACAAAAGACCAAGGGTAATTCAGAAGTGCCTGGTTCTTGATGTCTGGGTATAGCCGGTCACATACGTTGGCTGCGTTGGTTCCCTCGTTAAACGATGATATAGCCTTGGCACCCAGCATCAAGAGAGCGTCTGAACAAATCGATAGTGCGGAATCACCTGCTGCCATTTGCATTACTCCATATATCTCTTACCCAGCCACTTGAACCAGAACCCTTTGGCTCGCCATGAAAACAAACTACTTTTGCCTCGTCTGGTTTTTGCTTGCCAAGAAGATGAAATTTGTATGAGAAGATTCTATTGGGGAATATCTGTTGCCACAAGCAGTCTGGCTTCTGATTCTTAGCAATAAATGCCTGATCTCCAAGATTCAGGCTCCCAGAGTACATAGTCATGTAAAACGATGGGTCTGACCTAAATGTCAGGTAAATGTGCGAATAGTCCCCGTTCCAGGCCATCATTCCACTTGCCGGGGTATCGCGCTTGCCCAGGTCTTTGAGCATCGTGAATTTATGTGGGTACTCGGCCAGCTCGGTCAGGTCACCACAGATAACGGTATCCAGGTCAAAGTAAAGCACCGGGCCATCAAACACCCAAGAGAAGAGCTCGATCTTAGACCACCAACCTGGCCACCCGTGTTTGAGCGGTATCCGCTCGCAGGGTACATCTACATCCGAGAAACAGACAAACCTATGGTCTCCAAGATTCTTGGCAACCATATTCATCAATCTTTCCACATCGGCTGGGGTGTAGGGTTCTTTGCCAGCTGATTGGCTAAAGCGGCCAGATTTGAGAACGCAGACAACGGTTATGTCAGGCATACAGAATTATCGTCCAGGGTCTGTGTTTGCGATACCAAATAACTTCTGTAAATACGCTAATGTATTTATCAAAGTTTTCTTGAGCCATTGCCGCATCTGCGTCATGCATAACCACAACATCAGATATCTCACATAACGCAGGCAATTTCTTGATTCTGTCCTTGGTTGGCTCTTCGCTATCAAGAAATGCCATGTCCCACTTGCCTTCCGGTGGTGTCCACGTTGGCCAGCTCACAATCTGTACTTCGTCAAATTGCTTTGCCCACTCTACATCGCTAGCCTGGCACAGGAAAGGTATACCTTTAAATTTAGATATCTCTTGCAAAATTGGTGTCGAGTAGTTTCCGCAGCCAAGCTCAAGAATTCCGGTCTTGGCTTGTAGGGCCGCTTTGACTAGCGGCTCAAGATGCGTTGCGTACCTATCCAACCGGGGCTCCTAGAACTTGGCGTGTATATCCGCTAAGAGAGGTTACACCATCCATGCGTCCGTGTTCTTTGTGTATATACAAAAACCTCTGCCAATGCTCAATATTATTGGTGGGCGCAAATACCCTGTCCGGTTTGCTGTCCGGGTACTGAGCGTAGTAATCGGTGCTGCTAACACTTAGCGGGATGCCAGCCATAATTACCTCATCAAAACCCATAGCCTTGGCCCAAATTGCAGCCACAATCCCACTCGACCCCTTCATGCCAACCATGCTACTCCACCAGTAGTCCACATCATTTCCCATGATGCCTGCCCTGGCGTGAACCTTTATTGGCCTGCCAGCCTTGGTTTTATATTCTTGAGCGTAGTTGTTGTGCTGCGTCCAGATATGCTCAATCTCGGGAACTATTGCAGCTGCGTTATTGACCCCAACAATGGTGGCACCTGGGCGCAGCTTGAGTGCGTTTTCTAGGTCTTCAAAGACACAAGGGGCCGCGCCACAGATAATGGCACACCCCTTGTGTTGTACATCGTAAGACTGCGGCATCACAATCGGGAGCTCGTGACCCCCTCTTGATTAGTCGCTGTCAATAGCAGAAAGCGTTGTGCCGTTATCTACGTCAACCACCCCAGAAGCGTTGGAGCGAACTACGGTCAAAGTAGCAACAGCAGTTGTGCCTGTTGACGTTACACAGTAAATCAGATCCCCAACTTCTAGGGTATCAGCCAGGCTGTTGAAATAGCCCTCGGTATTTACTGTGGCCATAGAGTCAGTTGTCTTATAAGCGTAGATCGATGGTGCATTGCCGCGCTTATTGGGGCTGACAGAGTTTAAACCAGTAATAGAAAATGCCATTG